TTTTAACAAACTGCTTTCCTTTCCTAGATCCTTCTCGTTTCTTACGATCAGTATCTTCCCTTTCTTCTTTGGAAAGCGATGCCCAAGCTTTTTTAGGAAGGTAACGTTTGGTTGTACCGTCAGATTGGATTGCTTTATCTGCCATTGTTATTGAAATTTATTATACACTTTATTGAAAGTGCGCTCTAACCTTGGACGAGCATTTTCTTGTATTCTATAATACTCTTCTCTTTCGGCAGGAGTAAATCTAGGGTCCACACCTATTCCCAACGGAACCCCTTGAAACATTCCACTGCCGTCACTAAACTCTGACATACCAGCTCCTACATTATTAGCTTGCATAAAAGTATTAATACCTATATCTTTATATGATAAAGGATATGCAAGACTGTCTATTTGACCATCCAAGGTGCGTTGTACATTAAAGTGGCCAGGGGCAAGAGAGCCTTGATCTAAATTTCCATAGCCCAACTTTTTCATCATTCCTTGCGCTCCGCCTTGTGCAGATGCTTCTTCAATCATCGTAGGAATAGATTGTGTCTCATATAAATATCTTAATTGCGCTGGCCCAATGGCTTCGTTTACTTTTGATTCCCTAAGCACTTTCAATGCTTCTTCTGGACCTTTCATTTTTAAGTACATATCATCTAAACCAATTTTTGTAGGGAACGCACTATGTGTGATCTCATGTGCAGCAGTAAACAGTCCGGCTTGCGTTGGATCAATATAAACATTTTCTGTATCAGAAAATGGCATGTACCCATAAGAGCCAGGACTTCTACGCTCTTTTGGTATTGGATTAACTTTTGTTAAAGCCCCGCCATATTTTCCGGCAAGCTCCATTAATGCATCACCTTCAGGTGAGCGTTGACTTGAATCACCTTTAAAAAAAGGTACAAAAGATAAGTTATTATCCATTAGTTTTTCTCCTTGTATTTCTTAGCCGCAGAAGCTGCTTTTTTACCTTTTTCATATTGATCTTTGGTCTGCCAATCCTCCTTGCCCCATTTCTTTAACGACTTTTGCTTCTTTCCTTCTCCGCCTTTGTACCCGCCACCAGCTTTCTTGTACTCGGAAGCAACGAGTTGTGCTTTACGTGCTGACCACTGACCAGCTTTACCACCTTTGGTTCCTTTCATGACACGGTTTTTAATCCGTTCACGAAGATCTGGTTTCGTGTATTTTGTTTTATCGCTCATGCTCAGCTCACGTATTTTGCTTGAAAACCAGCACCTGTAGCTGGGTACTGATCTGCTTGGCCATACTGACCGCCGCCATACATTGAGTTATTTAACTCAGCTTGTGCTTGTTGCTCTTGGAGCAAACGTTGCCGTTCTTGTTCTTGTAGATAAGCATCATTGATTTGTCCCATGTTTTGATTGGTGTTATCCATGGGGCCTAGTCTTGCCATCGGTGGAAGTTGTGGTCCGGTCCGATCTAAAAAAGTTTTTTTCTCATATGGATTCTCTGTGTTCACTCCTTTATTGTAAATTTTTGCTCCCTTCTGTGCACCTCTATGTGCGGCAGGATTAATAGCTGGAGGCATCTGAGCAAGGTAACCAGCATTACCAATGGTTCCACCTTGGACACCTACTTGGCCTGGTTGTTGAATATAAGTACGCATAAAACTACAATCACTACAAGCTATTCTACTTGTTCATAACCTGAAGTATCATCTAAAGCAGAAACAATAATTCCATTACCTTTGAGATCCCAAGTCAATAATTGACCTTCTTGCCAATCAAGTGTTTCCAATACTTCTTCTGGGATCTGCATGATTAAATCACCATCAGCATTTTCCTCTAGCTCAATGAAGTAACTCATCGCGTTAAAACTCTTTCCATTAATTTGTCAAGCTTATCATTAATATTATCAAATTCCCTATTCATTTTTTCCATCTCTCTAATGTAATCTTGCTTTAACACATACTCCATAGGGAAGTGATCAATACGATCTTCAAGGGTGCGTAAACGTGCAAAGATCTTTCCTGTACCCCAGCCAACCCCTGTAATACCAGCGATAACAACTGCAACTAAATGTTCCATTAATAATCCAGCTGTAGTTTACCGCGTTTCATTAATCCTGTTACTAACCATACTAATGCATCTACGCAATCATCATGAGAGCTGGTTCCAAAATTAGTAAGTTCTTCAAACATATTAGTAAAATTACGGTACCTATTAAATACAATTTTACGATCTTCAAACATTCCCATGATCCCACGGAAACGTGCAAGTTTATCAGCACGGAAACCTTTGACGGGATGCCAAATAAGGTTATAAAGATTCTCTTCGTTTAAACAAACACGTTTAAAATCTGCTTCTAGGGATGCCTGATACTGAACAGCTTCTGACCAAATATCACATGTGTTGTATGTAGGAAACCACAAGCCATCAGATTGTTTACCAATGATCGACCAGTCGTTTAATAACTCTTTCATGGCATCTAGTTTTTCTAGATTACCCATGACACGAATCCTGCGGTAATCAATAATATGAATCTTGTCTCCAATGCGTCCGCCCAGGACCATAACTGTATAGTCATTCTTTTCTTTGATGCCTGCTGATAGGTCAACACCAATACCAAGACAATCAAACTCTGTTGCAATCTCTGCTTTAACCAGTAGTTCAGGTGCAAGGGATAGTTCGCTTTGCCTGACGATTTGATTCATGTACTGGAAAGAGAAAGCAATAGGAGCTTGTCGTTTCTTTTCTTTTAGATATTCCAGTGACCACATCTCTGGCCAATATGATTCCTCCTCTCCCGTCTCTTCATTATTTAAAATTGCAGATAACACGAGCTGCATCCAGTTATTTTGAGAAGAGAAGGTTGTTGCATGGATATCGTCATGCCGGAATCTAGTACCAAGACAGATTGCCCTAGCACCTTCAAACATCGTTGGTGCAATAACTGCATTCCAGTTATCTTGCATCATTTTACGAATATCAGGGTTACCGATATCAGCTGCTGATTTCACAGGGTCATCAATCACTACCAAATGAGAACGCTTGGAGGTAACGGAACCTTTAAGACCAGCTGCACATAAAGTAAATTGTTCTTCACCTGTTGTATCAATACCAGCAAACTTATGATCAATCGACCAGTACTCATTAGATGTTACGTTCTTCAGTAATTTAACCTTAGGGAAAACATTTTGGTACCGTTTAGATTCAATGATACGTTTAATCGTAGCTGACTTTGAACGTGCAATATCAACCGTATAGCTTAGGTATAGGATCTGTAGGGGCTTACGAGCGGTTGTATGTATACCAATCGCCCAGGCAGTATAAAGACCTAATACAGTGGACTTAGCTGAGCCCCGTGGTCCTAGTAGATCAATATTTGGTCCAGCAATCCTAGTCAAGCAGGAACTATCTTCTCCTGTAACCAATTGCTTATGCCATTCTTTATGATGTCTTGCAGGTGGCTTATCCGCTACATACTCACAGAAAAACCCAAAGTCCTCTCTTGCTCTTTCAAAGATATCATCTTGATCTGTCTTACGGAGACGATGATTTGCAGCAGCAGCTTTTGCATTACGCCTATAAGCAAGATGAAGATGTGAAGGCACAATATGTTTTCAGTACTACTTAAATGGTACTCTACTTTTTGCCTTTATGTTTCTTAGCTGCTCTAGAAGCTTTTAATCCTTTATTAGCAAGCTCTTCAGCTTCAATACCTTGAGTTGATGCTAATTTCTTTTTGTAATAAGCAAGAAGTTCAGGCGGTACCTTTGGGTTATCCATTAGTCCTATTCTGTACTTGATTCAATAAATTTTGAAAGATTTCAGGATCACCAGTACCTTCCATTTGTTGTGGCATAGGCTGTCCAGTTAGCTGGCGATTCCGCTCAATATCTAAAAGAAGAGATTGAATATCTTTTTTATCAAAGACACTTGCTTGTTGATTTTGATTGTCTGGTTCCATATAACCAATTAATCTTCAAATTGAATTCTAGCCCAGACAGACATTGCAGCTTCTTGTAAAGGACCTTCAATAGGATCGTCTTTAAATACAGAGTTAAGTTCACGGATAGCTCGGTCTGCTCCCGCCAGGAGAAGACCTTTTCTATCTTTGGAAGAAACAAAAGAATCTACTTGTGCAATTGTTCCGCGGATTTCTTTTTGCATCTGTGCAATACGTGCTACACCAGCATCACGCTTAACGGCATAGTTTTCAATATCTAAACGTAACTTACGTACGTCTTCCTGCATCTGTTCGATTTCATACAGCAGGACTTTTAAATGATCAGGCTTTGGATAAACCTTTGCCACCCAATCATCTACACAAATAATACTACCGTCATAACCAAGGAACTTGGCATAGATATAAACTTGAATAGGCGAAAAGGTATCTTCTGCAAAAGCAGTAAACGATTCCCTGGAAGCACTATCTAAATTATCAAGCCAAATTGCAAATGACTTGATATTAATATCAGAATCGGTAGGCTTTCTGGGATTGCTTGTAATCTCGCTCTTCGTCTTTTTCAGAGAATTGCTGCTGTTGGCGATTGGTAGTTCGTTGCTCTGATCCACCTTTCCCAATTGTTTCTCGCTCTTCATCTCCTGCCTTCTCCATTTTACCTAAAGAAAAATCATAAGCAACTTGCGCTGCTTTTTTATATTGGTCAATATCAAACCAATCGTCATTTTCGTAAGTTTCGTCAACATTACTAGGAGTTTCGTCAACATTACTAGGAGTTGATGTCATACCTACTTGTCCTTGATTTTTCTTTAGGTAAAAAAGCTGTATCAGAAGTTGCTCATCATCGAAGCCAGACCCTGGCTGTAGATGTCACGACGACCTTCGACAGACTTCTGGCGTTGCTGACGCTTCTTAGAACCTTCTAGCCTGTCAAGCAGCTGTTGGAATTCAGCTAAGTTAACGCTAGCATCAGCGTTATAGTCACCACCGGCAGAACCTTGAGACATTTGTTTAGTTGCAATTTATTCTTTAATTATACTATGAGGTAAACTCTTAAGACCAGAAACCAGACATCAATGAACCAAGTATCTGCCCCTCTTTATTGCGATTAGCAACATCACGTGATGTCGCTCCTGCAATACGAGTATTCTCTAAGCCATACTGTCCTGTTAGATCAGTGTTGGCTAGCTGGTATTCACCTCTTACTGCTTCAGCTTCTTTTGCACCTGCATTGACAATATCCTGTAGTTGCAAACTAAAATCACCTTGAATAGTTGCTACTTCTTTTGCTTTAGTTCGGTCTACATCGGCTACATATTTATTAGTACGTTCAGACGCATCAGAACTATAAATGGTTGCATCTTTTGCTGCATCAGCCCCATACATTTGATACTTTGCTGTACTATCAGCGGCATACATATTTGCGCTATTTACTAGACGTTGAATATTGGCTTGTACGTTACCAGCTGCTGCAATACGATCTAATGCAAATTGCTGATCACGTTGTGCGTTAGATTCAGCAATCTCCGCACCAGATGCACCACCGCGATTAGCTACTACACTTTTACCAAAGTCAAGGGAGCTGCCTCTAAGCTCGTCGTACAAACCATCTTGACCTCCAGCTTTATTGCCAGCGGCTAACTTACCAGGGTTAGCGTCTAGAAAATCTAAAATATCTTGGTTGCTGTAGCCTTGTTGTTTAGCAATTTCAGTGTCGTAATGACCAAAGTCCGAACCTTTGCCATACTGATTTGCAATATCAAATAAAGATTGTCTTGACATAATTAAACTCCGATACGCTTGTTAATAAGATCTTGTATTGGATAACCAACAAGGTATTTACTGTTCTCAGGATTAAACTGACCATGCATTGCTTCCATTTGTCTTTGTTCTTTTGATGCAATCTTTGGAGCCCTAAGGTCAAAAGCAGCTGCCTGTTCTGCAGCACGTTGCATACCAAAAGGATCATTAATACCTAACTCCTTTGTTGTATCTACGAGGCTATCTAAAAAATCCGAAGTAGGTGCTTTACCGCCAAAGGCTCCTTTGCCAAATACAGAAGCTAACTCACGTCTTTTAGCAGGGTCATACTCAAAGCCTACAATATTTTGAAAATCTTTATTCTCGCTTAGTAAAGCACTTCTTTGAGAAGGCGTGAGCGTTTTATTGATTTCTTCTTCAGCCCAGGCAGGAGTCTTGGACTTAAAGGCACCAGCTGTAAATGCGTCAAGAAACTTAGAGGGATTACCTGTATACCGTGAGGTTATAGGCTTTGGTATATATGCTTTAGCCATACCACCCATGTTTCCTGCACCACCTCCGCCACTGGAAGATCCACCAAGGCTTCCTAAGCCACCAACGACAGCACCAATTCCGGTTCCAATAGGACCAAATGCAGAGCCAGCTGCTGCACCTGATGCTGCACCTCCTAAACCACTGAATAGCTTTCCAAGTACCATTATTTAATACGTGCCAACTAATATTGTTATTCTAAACTATACGTATTTTACTAAGCAAGAAGACGCGCTGCTCTTGCTGCTGATTGGAAGCCTGAGTCTGGACTACCAGTTGAATAAGCAATACTATTAGCAAGCTCAGGAATTACTCCCATTAAGTTCTTTTGTCTTTGCTCAGGGTTAATGGCAAGGTCTTGTTTTAGCTTCGCTGCATTATATTGATCACGAAAATCATCTTCAATAGCAATTTGATTGTTCAGTGCTGCAACTTCAGCTCCCCTATTGTATCTATTAGCTGCTTCGGTGCCATAATTCCCCAACACACTGGCTATACCTAACGC